GATTTAAGCTCTGTATCGCGCTTGTCGAGTTGCTCCTGCATGGCGTTGAGGTGGTCCTGCATGGTGACACTCTGCTCCCGCACGTAGTCCAGTATCTGGATGACATCGGCAAAGTCGTCGCTTGTGAGTGCGCGCGAGTCCATGCCACGCACATACTCCATAACATCTTGGAAACTTACGTCCTTCATTTGAAGCTCCTTACTTCTGTGGGTATCAGTTGAGTTCGGCACTGGTGTCGTACCACGCACGCTGCTGATCGAAGTTCATCTCCACAGGCACGATAGTGTGGATGGTGATTACCTGTGTGGTATCGATGGGGGTGTCGTCGTAATATTGCTCGTGCTTGCGTTGGTTGAACGGACGCTTGTCGATGAGCAGCAGGCACAATCCGTTGAGCCGTTCACGAGTGGTGGACGTGCCCCATCCCGCAAGCGTCATGGATATATCCCCATTGGGCTCACGCCATGCGATACGATTACCATGCAGGTACACATTATCGCCGTCTGTCATGGTGCGTTGGCAGCGGCGCGATGTGCGCTTGAGAAACGCCTTCATGATGTCTTTAGTTTCTTGCCTCATGGTTAACTCCTCTCGATCAAGTCAATCAGTTCACTAATCTCTTCGGACGTTGCGGTTATGTAGTCGTTACGAGTCTCCTCTTGAATTGCGAACAGCAGTTCTACTATCTCCCGCAGTGCGGTGTTTCGATCCTTCGACAGGAAGAAAGACGGCATGACCAGCCTCGGCCCTTCGAAGTCATTGTCCTTATATGTTTCGCGTTGATGCAGAACTGCATCTCTGACTTGGGATACCATTATTACCTCCGTGGGTTAGCAGTATGGTTTTTGTGCGAGCACGGCACGTATGCCCGCAGGCTCATAGCGAGAGTACACCCCGCCAGAATACTTCTTACAGTCTAGTGCATGACCGGCACGCACAAGTGCTTCACCTATGTCGCTACCTGCATGGGTGCGGCATCGGGCGATGGTGCGTTGGTGTGATGTGTGACCTGTACTCACGCAGGTAACCGGCATCACACCAACTAGTCCTATAAGCGCGAGCCTCGCACGCTCACCATGAGGCTCACCCAGTTCTTCCGCATCGATACCGTATATGCGGATGTGGTGGTTCTTTAGTGTTATGGTGTCGCCATCATGGACGGATGGCACGCCAGTAAGAGTCAGGCACGCACCAAACACCATGCAGATTACGCTCATCTGTTATCCTCGATTGGAGTTACGTCGAAGGTAAAGAGTGAACACTCGCACGCGAGCACGCTGTATAGGCGTGCGTCATGATAGGTGAGGAACGATGGCGACTCGGAGTCGACGTCGATGCACCAGCATCGATGATGGTCGCGATACATATCGGCAGTGAACAAGCGGATTGCTTCGAGTTCCTCGCCATCGTACCCCGAGAGGTCACCGTTGATGAGCGCAGATGCCCAGTGGGTTGGCAGCATTCGTGTGGTGGTTTTCATGGGTTACCTCAATAGGTCAGTGTGGTTAGCTAATGGGGAGCAGGTCATTCACCTGCGATGGTGTTATGTCCCGCCAGTACTTGTGCTTAGTCGGCACGCTGCGCCACCGAAATCCATCCGTATATCCCTCGACTACTGAGCAGATACGCTTCATGTGGTAGCGCTCGAAGAAAGCTTGCGCAGCTTCGCGCGGCGTGTCCATCGCAGGTCCGGTTATGTTGTTCCTCCCGATTGCCATGTACTTTGTTGGGTATTCGTCCTGTTCTGTCATCGTTACCTCTAGTGGTTGGTGGGTTGTGTTGGGGGAACCTTGTAGTGCGGTATGATGGTGTTATGGGGGTGACACGCATTACACGAACAACATTGCGGCAAGCGCGCCCACGCAGGCCATGGTGATGATGGTGAGTGTGGTTTCGATGATGGCGAGCATGGTTTACCTCGTGGGGTTAGAAGGCGAAGTTATCTTCAGGACATGGGCGGATGAAGATGATTACCGCAGCGCCGCGCGGGCGGATTGCAATCTCGTCGCCGTAATCATCTGTTTCGTGCTTGCCAGTGACACATAGCAGCGCCTTGACCTTGCGCACAATCGTGCGGGTGGTGGCGTTATCATCCGCAGTGAAGGTGCACTTTTTTACCCAGCAATAGTTCGCCTCGCCTGCGAATGTGTCCGTCATGGTAGCTTCATAGATCATGGTGGTTACTCCTGAGGTATGGGCGTGATTATGCGGCATGAGTGCGCGACGCGCGCTTGGAGCGGGGGAGGCGCAGCGGCCCGAGCCTGCGGCATTGTTCCTTGAAGTAGCGATCTGCGATGTCCTTAACCGTGTAACCTTTGGGCTTGCGCATGGTGTACCTCATTAGGTAAGCGGTGGGTAAGCGGTGGGGAGGGAGGAGAAAAGGAGGAGCCGCTACCGAGCCATCCCGGATACCCGCTGACTTGTCGGCACGGCTAGACCGACCGGGTGTTAATGAGTGGGCAATTGCCCACTCTTATGGTGTTATGGTGTTATGGTTTAGTGGGCGACCTGCGCTTGCAGCATGGCGATCTGCGCAAGTTTCTCCGCACGGTCCTCACGAGCCATGATCATGGCGAGTACTTCTGATGTACGGGCGAGGGCGGACTCGGCAAGTTCCCGCTCAGAGACTGTCATACCTTCTACAGTAAGAGACTTCTCTAATGCCTTGGCAGCGCTGCGAATGTAATCCTTGGCAGTCTTATCCTTGGGGGTTGTACCCATAGCTTCACGGATTTCATCGTCCGATAGTTCGCTATTAGGTGAGCCGAGTTGAGCACGGGCAACGCTAATGTAAGCGGCATATGCAGGCTGAGGCTTGAGGTTTTCCTTGCGCATGGCGGCGTGCTCAGATGCAGCACGCTGGATCACGTCTACCGCATCGATGGGCAAGAGCCCCATCTTGATGAGCGCCTTGAGCTTGCTTGCATTGGCAGCCTTGCCGCCTTCCGTGTGATTCAGTTTCTTGCTTTCTGCGGTAAGATAATCATCGTAGATTTCCTTGGCCAAGTCTTCGCCAATGTATCCAAGAGCCGCAGCTTCGACGGTTCGCATGGCGAGGCGGGGCAAGGAATCCTTGCCGAGGGCGGATTCGCGGCCAAGTTCCCGCACGTCTGCGAGGTAATTCTTGCGCCCATCATCAAGCGCGGAAGAATTCGAGAGAGTGTTATAGGTTGTATTCATGGCGATGGTTCCTTTGGTTTGGGGGTTGAGTGTATACGTTACGTTAGTAGGTAAGTCGCACCCTAGCTATTGGGGAACCGCACGCAAGAGGGTGCTTTTGGCAAAGATTGCCAAACATTTGCGTGCGGGAATTCGATTCCGTAATTCTTAATTCTTAATTCTTAGTAACTTATACAACGCTTACCTAGTAAGGTACTGATTTTGTTGGATAAAATTTTATTCTTAATTCTTCATTTTGCTAAACGTCGATTCCAGTGGGGATGTTATGATTTGATGAGCGCAAAACATTGCACCATCGACCGAATGATTTTAGGTACTGCGATCAAAATAAAGAATTAAGAATTAAGAATAAAATATATATATATATAGGACTAGGCTTGCCTGCGGATTATTAGAGCTGCGGTTGTACAACCTGATTACACAACCTGATTACGTATCGCGGCGCGTGCGGCAATCTTGCGGGCGCGGGTCGATGGCGCACCTTCGAAGCGCGACACAACCCCAACGGGCGCATAGGTGCGCACCGTGCAGGCTGCGATCTGCTTAGCTTCATAGGCGTGGCGTGACATAGGCTTGACGTCATATGTCACCCCGCTACCCATCGACCGGAACATAATATCCCCGCGCGATGGCATCTTGGCAAATTGTTGATTGAACTTTTGCATCTTGCGATTGTAAGCGTATTCATCTTTCATGGTTTCACCCTTTCATGTGTTTGCCAGTAAGCGCGATCCAAGCTTCGTGCCGGATGGCCATAAGCGCCTTGAACTCAGCTTGTTCGCGATCATCGCAAGGCGAAGGTAGTTTTGCTTCGATGGCGAAACCTTTCGATTTACCTTCGTAAGTAACGTCGATGGTTCCACGGATGGGGCCGGTGGACGCCTTGCCTATCGCGTCACCTATCGTATAGACGCGATCCAGCCGCGCTTGTGAGGCGCGGCGCATTGCATTACTCGCACGTTGCATAGTCACCTCCTGAAATCATGTGATGATGTTACCCCCGTGAGGTAGCATCATCACACGACCGGACCCTTGCTATCGGGCGGTCGTGTGACTACCAGCTTTAACAGACGGTTATGACCCCGCCATTTGAGCACGGACCTTAACCGTCGCAGGGTGGGATTTAACCTACCGGAATAATCGCCGGTCCAATCATACTGTAGTTATTGGGGAATGCTGGAGGATCACTGCGATCCATGCCCTAGCTATTGGGGAAAGCCCCTACCCGGCGGGGTATGTGGACAGGCGGAGGGGGGTGGGGGGTGGGTCTTTTTTGGAGTCCCCCAAAAATACATAGCACCAAAAAACCATTCACTAACACAACACAAACAAAAACCCCCCACTCCAAGAGCAGGGGGTTCCAAAAATTTTAGACTAAATTTTTACGTCCACGCCCCCGAAGGAACACGGCTGCGGCCTTCTCGTCGTGGGCGCGTCTGCAACCTCCCAGAAATCATCCCCACCATCCCACCATGAGCTGCCAGTGCCGCGTACTGAAGGGCGTCGATAACGTGCGAGTATTCGTTCTTGTCAGGGGTAGGCTTCATCCTGCCGCTCCGCATCTTGGCATAGCGATACCCACCAGACATCGCACGAATGACTGTAGGGCACCTGTCCTTGTCTATGAGGATGGCCGGACCCCCGTCGCGCTGTGCCAGCAAGAACGCCTCGATAGACCGGATGCGGGGGTCGATGTCGTTGGTGGGTGCGGGGAACGCCATGAACCCCATACGCTTCAAAGCATCAAACGATGTCTCCTCGTAAATGGAGCCCTTCGAGCGACCTGCTGGATCACCTACCATCGCAACAGCGCGCCCCAGAAACATAGGGTTCATGAGGGCGGGGCGCAGGTTACGCTCGACGTGCAGTTCCAGACCGATGTCCTCGGCTATCACTTCTGCAATTACGAGGAAGCGTCCCTTGTGATCGAGCTGGCAGATGATGCTACAGGGGTCGCGCCCAAAGTCCTGTCCGATGATTAGCGGATGTCCAGATACTGGCGTAACGCCCTCAACCACATGAAAGCTAGACTTAAAGCTCTCGCGGAACACCGCGCTGCCGCTGGGGTCATCTCCAAACTTTGCGTGAACATAACGCTTACACCAGTCTTCCGCGTTTGAGCGGAGGAAGCGTTCGTAGTAGGTACGCCCCTGCGCCTTGCGGCCTTCTGATGTTATGGGGAGCTTGAGCGTCTCGGGGGTCTGGGTGAGCCACTCAAGGTTCTCTGCGGTGTCCTCCATTCCACCCGGCTGGATAAATATCTGCCAATCCGGTGGTGTAGCCAGCGCCATGATCTTGTGCCACGGAGACCCCTCAGAGGGCATGTTGGTGTCGGCGATGATGCCGAACCAAGTGGCACCACCAAGGTTTGCTGCGGGGTAACGTCCACAGCGGCCAGCCAGAGGGCTAACGATACCGACATCCATCTCGATGGCCTCGGACATCCACGCGCCCGTGAGCTGCATGGACAGAAGCCTGCGCTGGTCCTCAGGGGTGTCCAGTGGGATGAGCAGCCACTCCGAGCGCACATCTCCGATACTTATATAGATAGTGTTGTCACTTACCTTGTACTGCGCGATGCCGTCGAGCCATGTTGTGATGTCCTTGAGCACGGTGTCTTTGAGCTGCTTGAGCGTCTGGCGGACGATGGCCCAGCGGGTGTAGCGCAGCCCGTCCGCTGCCGGTGCCTGCTCGCAGGACCGTCGGAACAACTCAAACAAACAGGCGGTGGTCTTGCCGGAGCCCACGGGGCCAGCGATGAGACGGCCAAAACTATTGGACTTCATGAACGCTGCACAGGTCGGCGGAGCCGAGTAGTTAATGTTGGGCATCAGTCCTCCTCATGGTCGATGACTTTGTACGGGACTTCTTTTTCAATCTTGATCTGGTTATCAGCGCCCAGATTGATAGTGACGGAGAACTTCTCACCGCCCTCCATCGTCTGCGTCCCAGTCCCGCCAACACCGGCCCAGCGGCTGATGAGTTTACCGGCCTCGACTTTGGCGTTGAGGTTTTCGTTGCGGTCGTTCATCCGCATAAAAAGCTCGGGGAGCCACTCCTCAAGCGCGGATGCGGACTTCAGACGAAGGCGCTCTTGGGTGTTTAGGGCGCTGCCCCACGCCGACGTCTCTGTTTCAAGGAGCATACGGAAGCGGGTATTAGCCTGAATAATTTCCCATTGATCGCCGTCTACACCGTTGTCCCGGAGGATATTGTCGATGGTTTGGATGTCCATCGCGATCTCTCTGGCCAGTTTTATGAGGATATGCTCGGAGATAGTGGGGTCTGGCACGGATACTTGCGCCATAAAGTTTCTCCTATGGTTGTCAAACAGGGTGACTATACTGTATCGTGCATGGAAACGTCGAGGCCCGTCTCGCGGAGCACCGTCTTATGTTTACCCCCAAGTACCATAATCTCAGTAGGGATAGAGGATAATGGCGGATACAATCGGTCAGCGGGGCGTCCTGCGCGTCGTATCTCCAGCGCAACTTGAGACTGCGCTTCAGAAGCAGGATAAGGACCGCGCCGCTTCTCAAGTGGCTGAAGGTCCGGTGATGTCTAACCTTGCTGGGTATATGCGTACCCAGTTTGAGATGATGAAACAGCACCGTAATGACGCCATGTCCGGCTGGTCGGAGCGCCTCCTAATCGCCCTGCGGGCGTTCAACGGGCACTACGACGCCACAAAACTAGCGGAAATTAGGAAGTTTGGTGGGTCTGAGGTTTACGCGCGCATCATTGCAATGAAGTGCCGAGGGGCGTCTTCGCTGCTCCGGGATGTGTATCTTGCTCCAGATCGTCCATGGGGTCTTGCTCCTCCCCAAGACCCGGACGTGCCTCCTCAGATTGTTGATAGCGTTCAGCAGCTTGTGCAGGTTGAGATTGCCTCCATGACTCAGGCAGGCATCCCACCGAACCCGACAATCATCCGAGACCGTACTCTCCAGCTTATGGAAGCGGCGAGGGTGGCCGCTAAGGCGCGCGCTATCCAGCAGTCCAAAGTAGCTGAGGAGAAAATTGACGAGATACTCTCGCAGGGTGGGTTCTATAAAGCTCTGGCTGAGTTCCTTGTTGACCTTCCCCTGTTCCCCTTTGCCTGCATCAAAGGGCCAACCGTGCGGATTGTGCCCACAGTTGTGTGGGAGAATGGCCAAGCAACAATTGCTCAGCAGCCCAAACTATTCTGGAACCGAGTATCACCATTTGATATTTGGTGGACGCCGGGCGTATCTGACATCGAAGATGCTTCTGTTGTCGAGCGTACCCGCGTTACTCGTGCAGACCTGAACGATCTCCTTGATCTGCCGGGATACAACACTGAGGAAGTTCGCGCTGTGCTCGATGAGTATGGTCGTGGCGGCATTGCTGATGATTGGGATACCACTGACAGCGAGCGCGCGGTCATGGAGAGCCGAGAGAACCCTCAGACAAATCGGTCTGGGATGATCTCCTGCCTTGAGTTCCATGGCAACGTCCAAGGGCGGATGCTTCTTGAATATGGCATGAGCGAGCAGGAAATTCCTGATCCAATGCGCGACTACTTCGTACAGTCGTGGCTCATAGGCACGCATGTCATCAAGGTTCAGATGGCTCCGTCGCCCCGCAAACGGCACTCTTATTTCATTACGAGCTTTGAGAAAGTGCCGGGTACTCCCGTGGGTAACGGGTTGCCGGACATCCTCAGCGACATTCAGGAGGTGGCAAACGCCTCTCTACGTGCGCTAGTCAACAATCTATCCATCAGCTCCGGGCCTCAGGTGGTTGTTAATGACGACCGACTGGCTCCTGATGAAGACGGAGAGGAACTGTATCCATGGAAACGCTGGCACGTTCAGTCTGATCCCATGGGCAATAACTCACAAGTTCCCATCAGCTTCTTTCAGCCGGTGTCCAACTCTCAGGAGCTTCTGGGGGTTTATCAACAGTTTAACAATCTTGCCGATGAACTATCTGCAATCCCAAAATACCTCTCTGGGCAGGGAGCTGGCGGTGCCGGTCGTACAGCTTCTGGGCTTGCTATGCTTATGGGCAATGCCTCTAAAATCCTTCAAACCGTCGCAGCAAATATTGATCGAGATGTCCTTGATCCTTTGCTGACCCAACTCTTTGATATGCTTATGCTTACCGATCAATCTGGCATGTTGACGGGTCAAGAGCAGGTTCGTGTGATGGGCGTCAACGTCGCCATTCAGCGCGAGACCCAGAGGGCTCGTCAGCTTGAGTTCTTGCAGATTACGGCTAATCCCATCGACGCCCAGATCGTTGGGCCTAAGGGTCGCGCCGCCATTCTGCGGTCTGTCTCTCAGACAATTGGACTTGATAGCGCCAGTATTGTTCCTACTGAGGACGCTATCAACAAGATGCAAGAGGCAGCGGCTGGCGCTCAGATGGCGCAAGCTGGGGCACAGGCGCAGGGTGCGCAGCAGGGGTCCAACGTAACGCAGGATATGGGTCCGAGGACAAATATAACTGGCGGCGCTGGTTAACGAAGGAGAACTAATATGGCTATGGGTAAAGAAAAGTCCTCGAAGAATGTTGTGTTTGCTAAGGGTGGAAAAACTGGCCTTGTTGGCAAGCAGACATCGACTGGCACGCAGGTTCCCGGTCAGACTGCTCAGATGGGTCGTGGCGGTGGCAAGTTTGCGCAGGGTGGCCCAACTGGCAAGGTTGGCAAGCAGAAGCCTTCCGTGGCTGCCAAGCCCGGCGTTTCGGCGTCGAACTGATGGCTATCCGCACTAAGATAAAAAGTGCGGTAAAGAGTTTGGAGCAGCACGAGCGTGCTGTCTCCATTCCTCGCGTTACCGGAATAGCAAAACCAAAAATCTCTAAGAATACAAGGCAGTACAAGAAGGGCTCCCTTCAAGACTCCGGTGAATTTGGTTTTGGTGACACAGGGCTAACAGGTGAGAGCTAGGAGAGTAATATGAAGTCCAAGATGATTGGCGACAAGGTTACTCGGATCGTTGGTAAGGGATCTAAGGATGAGGTTCTTCCCAGCCGCATGGCTATGGAGACCATCACCAAGGGTGACCCGATGCAGCGTTCCATGAATAACTACGCCAAGAAAACCCCTTCGGGGCTTAGTGCAATGGGTCCATCGTTCATGATGATGGGCCGTATGATGGGGCGTGGTTATTGAGCGACCGTGATCTCATTCTTAAAGCAGCATCAGTAGCTAATGTAGCCCCCAAGGAGTGGTCGGACTTCTTGGCGGCTCTTTCTTTGTACACCGACACGCGGCGTGACCAGTGCGTCTCGTCCCCCGTTGATGCCATTTTTGTAGCTCAAGGCAGGGCGCAGCAATGCGTCTCGCTCCTTAGGCTATTTCAAGAGTGCCGTCAGACGGCTGACCAGATACAGGAGAAACGTAAATGACAGCATTTGTTCCCGGTACAGTTGATCCCAACGTGCGTATTCCAGACGCTATCAAAGCAACCGCTGCCCGCGCCGATGCGGCATTTAGGGCTGCCTATAACTTGGAACCTGAGGGAAGTAATGGGGTTCAGGAGGAGAGCACGGAAGAGCCAACAGCTTCCTCCGAAGCCCAAAACCAGCAGGAATCCGAGAGAAAAACCAAAAAACCTTCTGAAGATTTTACTGAACAGTCCCAGAATAAGTCTGAGGAAGACCAGTCTTGGGAGCACAGATATAAGTCGATGAAGGGTCGATATGACCGTTCTGAGGCGCAACTTCGCTCCATGAGCGATCAGATTACTAGCTTGCAGAACGTAATCGCTACAATGCAAGTCTCCGCCCCCGTGCACGGCAAGTCGGAAATGTCCGCTGAGCGCTTCCTAACAGATGAGGAAGAGAATGATTACGGCGCGGAGTTTCTTACCGTTGTTGGTAAAAAGGCAAAGGAAGAACTTCTTCCAATTGTCAAAGGTTATGAATCAAAAATCTCTGAACTTGAGGAGCGCCTCAAGAGTGTAGGCGGGTATGTTCAGCAAGATGCCCGGTCTAGAATGGAGTCAATGCTTGACGACCGAACCCCTAGTTGGCGAGATGTTAACTTCGATCCAAACTTTATTTCGTGGTTGAAGTTGCCAGATCCATATTCTGGTGTTATTCGTCATGAGATGTTGAAAGCCGCGTACGAGCGGAACGATGCCCCTCGGGTAGCGGCTTTCTTCAACGGCTTCCTCTCTGAAGAGGCTGCCACGGACCCCGCAAGGGAAGAGACAGGCCGGACACAAGCTCCCGCCAAACCGTCTCTGGAAAAATTTGCGGCACCGGGTAGAGCCAAGACGGCAGCGGCCTCTGGTGCCCCTGCTGAGAAGCCCATCTTCACTCGCGCCCAAATCGCTAAATTCTATGCCGAAAGCGCTTCCGGTAAGTTCCGGGGGAAAGAGGCAGAAAAGGATCGCCTAGAAGCTCAAATCTTCGAGGCGGAGCGGGAAGGACGCATCAGGTAATCTTCTCTCTTGGGAGCCTCAACAATGGCATTTCCTAACGCAGGATCGGGCACAACGCCCCCAATCTACCCCACTGGTTCTACTAGCAACAACCTCTCCTCGACCGGCTTCATTCCTGAAATCTGGTCTGGCAAACTCGTCGAAAAGTTCTACGCTTCGACCGTCCTCGCGGCGATCTCGAACACGGATTACGAAGGCGAGATCAAGAATCAGGGCGACAAGGTCAAGATTCGTACCAAGCCCACGATCACCATCTCTGACTATCGTGCTGACGGCCTGCTCTCCTTGCAGCGCCCCACCGGCAGCGTGGTTGAGCTGAACATCGACAACGGCAAGTACTTCAACACCATCCTTGACGACGTCATGGATGTTCAGTCCGACCTTAACCTTCTCAGCATGTGGTCTGATGACGCTGCCGAGCAGATGAAGATCGTGATTGATACTGCTGTGCTTGCTGGCATTCTTGGTCAGGCCAACAGCTACAACCGTGGCACGACTGCCGGTAGGATTTCCGGCAACATCAACCTCGGTGTCACCACCAGCCCCCTGTCCACCACGGCCATTGCCGCGTCTGGCAAGGTGGACATCCTCTCGGTTCTTCTCCGCATGGGTCAGGCCCTTGACGAGCAGAACATCCCCGAGACGGGTCGCTGGGTTGTACTGCCCACTTGGGCTGCTACGCTCGTCAAGCAGTCGGAACTCCGTCAGGCTTACCTGTCGGGTGACGGCGTCTCGATCTTGCGTAACGGTCGTCTGGGCATGGTTGATCGCTTCACCCTGTACACCTCCAACCTGCTCCCCACGGGCACGGCTGGCGGTCTTGCTTCGGGTGAGACGGCCATCTACGCCGGTCATGCTCACGGTCTGACCTTCGCTTCGCAGGTCTCCAAGGTCGAGACCATGCGTTCCGAGCAGACCTTCGGCACGATTCTGCGCGGCTTGCAGGTCTATGGCTACAAGGTCATCGACGGCACCGCGATTGCTCAGGCAATCGTGACCCCCGGCTAATAGAAACGGAGCCCCCAGTTAAGGGGGCTCCTATTCTTTCCTTGGGGAGTTACCATGGCGCTCGACACCGTCGCAGATTATGTCCGTAATGCTCGTATCCTTCTACAGGACACGATCCCGGATTATCGTTATTCTGACAGTGAGTTAGTCGAGGATATGAACCTCGGACTGCTGGAAGTGCGGCGTCTTCGCCCGGAACTAATGCGTTCCTACTTCCGGTCTTCTATCCCAACCTACACGACAACAAGCATGTCCACGACTTCTGTCGCTATGGACCCAATGTATCGTGTATCTCTGCTCTATTACATCTGTGGCCAAGCCCAGCTTCGAGATGACGAGAACTCACAGGACGCTAGAGCTTCTGTGTTCCTCAACAAATTTGTCGCCCAGATGCTAACCATTCAGTCGTGAGGAAGCTATGACTGCTGATCTTAACAGACTGATGGATAACCTTCGTGTCCGGCTGCCGGGAGCCAGTGACGAGGCGCTGAAGCTCGAATACTTTTCCACGATGGATCAATTTTTTAGCGCAACGAACATCTGGACAGAGGACATCGATTTCGCTGTCACCAACGACAACAAATCCTACTATGTGACGCCTACTGGAGTGGCTAACATCCAGCGTTTGATGGGGATTGTTAATTCTGATGGCGTGATTGTAGCTGCTCTGATGAAAGTACCGGGCGAGATTACTCTGGTACATTACCCAAGCCAATCAGATACTTATACGCTTCAGTTAGCTTTGTCCGTCAAAGACCCGGTAACCCGCGAAGGGTATCCTGAGCTTCCTGATTGGATACTTGAGAAGTACGGAGTCGATATTATCGATGGCGTCCTTGGCCGGATGATGTCGCAAATCGCCAAGCCGTATTCCAATGAGCGGATGGCGATCTACCATATGAAGCGTTTTCAGAACACAATGGCGATGGCCAAAGTTGAAGCTCAACATAGAAACGTGTATCGTGGGCAGAGTTGGCGGTTCCCCCAGACGTTTGCTCGCCGCAAAGCTTGGTAGCCCATAGCTAACTGGAGAACGCAAAATGGCTGCGTATAATAAGTTTTTGATCTTTACCAAAGACCTTGATGAAGGGAAGCACAACTTCGCTTCAAATACCTTCAAGGTAATGCTAACTAACACAGCTCCCGTGAACACTAACAGCATCAAGGCTGATCTGACTGAGATTAGCGCTGGTAATGGCTACACCGCTGGCGGCACGGCGACAACAATTACATCCTCAACCTCGTCAGGCACCGCAAAGGTCACTGGTACGGATGTTGTTTTCACTGCTGCCGGTGGTTCAATTGGACCGTTGCGCTACGTAGTTTTCTATAACGACACGCAGACCTCCCCTGCTAAGCCCCTCATTGCTTGGTGGGACTATGGTTCTTCGATCACACTGAACGATACCGAGACGCTTACTGTGGACTTTGATGCTGTCAACGGCATCTTTACGGTAACCTAATCGGAGGAGTAGCCATGGCTATCTCAGTTAAGCATTTATTTACATCTGCAAAAGCGGATGGAACAGATAGCACGCTGGTCCAGCCATCAAACTGGAATGCGGAGCACACGATAACGCTCGCTGCGGGTAAAGTGCTTGGGCGTAGTTCCGCCAGTTCCGGTGCGATGCAGGAGTTGCCGATCTCTATTGATGCCACTGGGCAGTCGATGATCCCTCCTATTGGGACGACGGGCGAGCGCCCGGCTACCGCCGCCACCGGCATGTTTCGATTTAATACTACAACGACATCGTTTGAAGGGTACAACGGTGCCGCTTGGGGAAGCATTGGCGGAGGTGGGGGCGCAACTGGCGGGGGAACAGATGCCGTTTTCTTCAACAATAACAACGTAGTAACCACCAACTACACCATCCCGGCCTCGACAGTTACGGGTACTGGCGGGGTCATCGGACCCTCCAGCACGACGATGACGATTGCTTCTGGTGGCCCCTTTACCGTTGGTATGCTGGTTACGGGCACAGGCGTAACCGCAGGGACGTATATCTCAGCGGTCACAAACGCCACGACCTACACGGTTACGCAGTCTCAGTCGGTTACCTCCACTACGTTAACAGGAACTGCCAACAGCAATTCTGGTACGTTTGGACCTGTTACCGTCGCCAGCGGAGCCACCGTAACGGTTCCATTCGGCTCAACATGGAGAATCGTCTAATGCCCGTCACAGTAAAAGGATCTGGTGGCGGTGGTGTCACCCTTGATGCGGGATCTGCGGCGTCCGATACCACGCTGACGCTTCCAAACACCAGCGGAACCATCTTGCAGTCCGGCACAGCCGTCACTGCGGTGCAGGGCGGGACAGGCCTCACCACGCCCGGAACTTCTGGCAACGTGCTGACCAGTAACGGTACGGGTTGGACCAGCGCAACCCCAGCTACATCCGTCATCAACGTCCAGACGTTCACCTCTTCTGGAACATGGACCCGGCCAACCGGATATGCAGATGGCTCGCGTGTGCTTATTCAAGCATGGGGCGGTGGCGGTTCTGGGAGTAAAAGAACTACTACCGGAGGTTGCGGCGGCGGCGGCGGCGGATACAATGAACGATGGATGACACTGTCTGCTATGGCCGCAGCGGCGCTTGGAACGCAGACGGTCACTATTGGCGCGGGCGGAACTGCCATAACCGTGGCTAACACAAACGGGAATGTTGGCGGAACGACCAGTGTTGGTTCACTGGTTTATGCCTATGGCGGCGGCGGCGGCGGCAATTCTAGCGGAGCTGGCTCCGGCGGCGGCGGCGGCGGGCAACTAGGCGCGGGAGCAAACAACGGTTACCCGGGCGAACCAGTTTTTGCTAGTTACTGGGATTCTACAAACGGTGTTAATGTTCTTGTTGGCGGCGGTAACTCTTATAATGCCGGTGCCCTTGTTAGCACCGCTGGCTTATTCCACGGCGGGGGCGGTGGCAGTACCGTTTCAGGCCTCAGCGTTGGGGTAGCGTCTGTCTGGGGCGGCGGTGGGGGTGGCGCGCAAGCTGCTGGCGCGGGCGGTGCATCTTCATATGCTGGGGCTGGCGGGGCTGCCGGTACAACTGGCACGGCGGGAACGCAGCCCGCTGGTGGCGGTGGCGGCGGTTCTAGCGGTAACTCTGGTGCTGGCGGCGCAGGCCAAGTCATCATCACCATCTTCCCGGCATAAGGAGCAACCATGTCAACCTATGCTGTCATCAATACGGCCACCAACATCTGCGACAACGTCGTTGTGTGGGACGATACCCTTGGTCCGTGGACCCCGCCCGCAGGTCACTACATCATCAGCATCGACGGTTTAAGCGTCGGTATTGGCTTCTCCTATGACCCGGCCACAGGAATTTGGACCGCTCCTCCAAGCCCTGAAGAGCCCGCCACTCCCACTCAATAGGAGGCTGCCATCAGCACTCTCAAGACCATCAACGTCATCCACCCCTCCGGCACGGTCAACAACATCGTCAACGATTCCGCTGGCAGCATCACTGTCGGCAACGATGTAATTGTCGTTAACGACATCGTTGTCGGGTTTTCCGGCACTGGATCAATCGCTACGACAACGCTGACGATCACAGCCTCAACTTCTGGCGCGCTTGCCATTGGCTCAATCATCACCGGCACAGGAGTGACTGCCGGGACGACAATCACAGCCATTCTTTCAGGCTCTGGCGGCGTCGGAACATATACCGTCAGCGTGTCCCAGACTGTTTCTAGCACAACGATAACGTCTGGCTCGCTCACCGTAGCTGGCTCGTCCGTTTCCGGGTCGAGCGGAACAAACCTTCAGAACCGACTCTGGACCGGGTTCAGCGCCACGGGATCTATTGGCCCGTCTTCGACTACAATGACAATCACGGCTGTCTCAGGCGGCCTGTTGACGGTTGACTCCGTCATCACTGGCACGGGTGTGACTGCGGGGACGAAGATCGTAGCGCAGTTGACTGGCTCGTTTGGATCAACGGGAACCTACACTGTTAGCGCGTCTCAGACCGTTGCCAGCACAACCATCTCATCCACTGGCGGAAGTTGGACATGCCCCGCTGGCGTGACGCAGGTTCGTGCGACGGTGATAGCGGGGGGTTCTGGTGGGTACAACGATGGAACAAATCAGAACTCTGGGGCGAGCGGCGGTGCCGCAGTTGGTTATTTTACAATAACACCGACAACAGTTTACGCTGCAACAGTTGGAGCCGCCTCTGCTAGTGTCATCACCGGCACATCAGCGTCTGGCGGATCAAGTTCATTTGGCTCCCTCCTATCGGCCACTGGGGCAAGCGGCGGATCTAGTGCCGGTGGTGGGGGAGCTGGATCTGGGACTGGTGGAAATTTAATAAACTCTAGCGCAAGTGTTATCACAATCCCTTGGTTCAAAATTGCTACTGCTACAGCTATTTCGGGTACAGCAGCTAAATACTGGTCCCAAATTGCTACTAACAATCAGCATCTCGCAGGCGCTGGCGGGGGCGCGGGCACTGGTGGATCTTCTGGATCTGCGCTCGGCGGCATTGGCGGCATCGTTTACATCGAATATGTGGGGTAAGGACATGACACAGCAAGCCCTGATCTCGCCCAACGAACCCGTTTACAACTATGCAACGCCACCTGCTGAGATCGGTGTCCGCATCGCCCAGACCGTCCCCGATGGTAGCGAGTTTCCTGTTGCTGAACCTCTCTACTGGGTGCCATGCGCGGATAACGTGGACGCCAGCACATACTACTGGGATGGCTCTGCACCTGCTGTGAAGCCGATAGCGCCCGCACCAGTGGAACCGGCCAAGCCGACACTTGAGGAACTACAGGCCCAGCTTACCGCCCTGTCCGCGCAGATCGCTTCGTTAGGGTCAAACTAATGGCATTTGTAACCTCAGATCATGTTCGGGACACATCGACCACGGCTGGATCTGGCGCATTCTCGGTATCGGGAACAGCGCCAACTGGCTATCGAACCTTCTCTGCGGTTTTATCTGTCAGCGATACTTTCTACTATTCAATTCAGCATCAAACGCTGAACGAATGGGAGGTGGGGCTTGGAACCTACACTTCTGCAAATGTCTTCCTCCGCACAACGGTTTACTCATCCTCAAATGCCGGGTCTGCCGTTACCTTCTCGGCAGGGACAAAGGATGTTTTCATCACAATGGCGGCGTCTAGGTCACTCCAGATCGATAGCGTCGGTAACGTAACCCCGTCGATAGGCAACTACACTCGCACTACCATCACTGCGACTGCCGGGCAAACCAGCTTCTCAGCGACCTACACGGTCAACTATGCCGAAGTCTATGTAAACGGAATCCTGCTCAACAGCGCCGACTACACAGCCACCACCGGCACAACCGTTGTGCTGGCGACTGCTGCATCTGCTGGCGACATCGTTGACGTCGTTGCCTTCAGCATCACCAGCTTCACAGGCAGCGTTACGATTACCGGCACCCCCACCAATGGGCAATTAACAAACTGGACCGGCTCAACAAGCATTCAGGGCGTCACCACTGGGACCGGCGTTGTCACCGCCCTTGGCGTCAATACTGGCTCCGCAGGCGCGTTTGTCGTCAACGGCGGCGCTCTTGGAACGCCATCAAGCGGCACTCTCACCAGCGTCACTGGGCTGCCTTTGACCACAGGCGTCACCGGCATTCTCCCAACAGCAAATGGTGGCACTGGCGCGTCTGTGTCGCCAACGACTGCGGGCAATACGATATTTACTACTGATGGAACGAATTGGTCATCGACGCAAAAGATCGTGCGCGGCACATCTATTACGACAACGACAACCTCGTTCACTGGTCTTACAGTTGGAATTAGCACAACGCTAACCGCATCTGTTGTGACAGGCACGATTCAGGTCGGGCAAGTAATCGCCGGGACGAACATTGCTGCTGGCACTGTAATTACGGCCCTTGGCACTGGCACTGGCGGCGCTGGAACTTATACAATCAGCCCTGCATCAACCGGCACAGTCAGCGGGACAATTACTGTCGTTGGCGTTGAATTTCAAAGCATCCCGTCTTGGGCAAAGCGCGTCACAGTCATGTTTAGTGGCGTCAGCACATCTGGAACTTCTTTGATGATTATTCAAATTGGTGCTGGCTCAATTCAAACAACTAGTTATGTTAGCCTCATTGGTTTTGCGGGGACAACGGGCAGCGGTGGCGGAACATCAACAATAGGCTTCGCTATTGATACCGGAACCCCAACTGCTGCGTCTCTCCGTTACGGAACTTGCGTTATAACGCTTCTTGATGCCGCAACGGGGCTTTGGGTTGCGACTTCCACCACAGGCCATCAACTCAGCACTGCTTATTACTCGATGACGATGGGCGGATCTAAAACTCTATCCGGTACTCTTGATCGCGTCAGAATCACTACCGTCAATGGGACAGATACTTTCGACGCTGGTTCCCTAAACATCCTGTATGAATGAGGGATAACAGATGACCATCTCTCGCAACGTATCAATCATGGCGCAGGGTGCTGGCACCACTGGCATCCTTAGCGCGCCCTACGGTGGGTCGCCCGTATGGCAGTCCGTCCAAACAAGCAGCTTTGCTGCTGCCACTGGCAATGCTTATCCGGTAAATACGACTTCTGGCGCGGTCACGGTGACGCTACCTGCAAGCCCAACTGCTGGGCAAGCTATTCAACTTTCGGACTATGCGGGGACATGGCAGACCAATAACGTCACCATCTCCCCAAACGGCAACAAAATAAATAGCAGCACAAGCTCTTTCATCGCATCAGCGAAGAGGGGAAGCCTTGCTCTTGTGTACATTGACTCCACCCAAGGCTGGCTCGTCTACTCAGTTGTAAACGTCTCTAATCCGGCGGCATACAGCGCGTCATATCTTGTTGTCGGCGGCGGCGCTGGTGGTGGTGCGGGCGGTGGTGGCGGCGGCGCAGGCGGTCTCTTGTCTGGGACTGTAAACTTGTCTCCCGGCACTGTTTACTTTGCAACTGTCGGGGCTGGCGGCGCGAGGGCACCGCAGGCAACAAATACAACCAGTATTCAAGGCGGTGATGGGAACATCTCCAGCATAACGCCTGTGGGGAATCTTGCTCTTGGCGGCGGCGGTGGTGGATCAGTCAACACCTCAATAACAGCGTTCAATAATGGCCGCGCCGGTGGCTCTGGCGGCGGTGGCTCGGTTTCTGGAATTTCGGGTACGGGTGGCGCTGGCGCATCCGGCCAAGGTTTTGCTGGCGGGGCTAATGCGCCAACAAGCCCAGCATTCGGTGGCGGCGGCGGCGGTGGATCGTCTGCTGTTGGTGGCGCTGGGTCCAGCAGCACGGGCGGCGGTGCGGGCGGCGCGGGTACAGCGTCATCAATCACGGGTGCGTCTGTTACCTACGCAGGCGGCGGCGGCGGCGGCACCTATACATCAGGCGCAGCGGGTTCTGGCGGATCAGGGGGCGGCGGTGCGGGCGGCGCTAACGCCGTTGCCGGTACGGATGGAACGGCAAACACTGGAGGGGGCGGCGGTGGTGGTGGGCAGAGCACTACTGCCGCCACTGTTGGCGGTAATGGGGGGTCTGGGATTGTTATCTTGTCAGTCGCAACTGCGAGTTACAGCGGCATCTATTCCGGCAGCCCCACCATAACAACCAGCGGCAGCAACACCATCCTTAAGTTTGTCAGCAGCGGGACTTATATGGCATGACCCACTTTGCCAAGATTCTGGATAACAAAGTCGTCCAAGTTATCGTCGCAGAGCCTGAGTTCTTCGATACTTTCGTGGACTCGTCTCCCGGCCAGTGGCTTCAAACCAGCTACAACACCCGTGGCGGGGTCCACTATGGCGAAGACGGGGAGCCCGATGGCGGCGTTGCCCTGCGTGGCAATTACGCTGGCGTGGGTTACACCTACGACCCACAGAACGATGTATTCTATGCCCCGCAGCCGGGGCCTGAGTGGGTACTCAACACCAGCACATGGCTGTGGGAAGCACCCGAGAATTTGTGACCAGACAAAAAACCCCATATGATGGGTCGCACACCTGTTAACTAGAGGAGCTAACCTATCGTGGCATTTGGGGGTGGAATAGGAACAGCTCCAATTGGAAGTTTTCCCATCAGTGGAAGCATTGGTGGGACATCCTACGTTCTTGTTGCTGACTCTGGAGTTTACATACAGGTTGGTCAAAACGCTTTAGTCTATCGTGGGTTCACTCTATCAGTTATTTCTGGGACTTATGCCTACGCTGGCATTGATACGGCGCTTACAGCTAGTAGGCGCATTACTACTAATGCTGCTACTTACTCCTACACAGGTTCCCCTGCGCTTCTTTCTGTTGGGCGAAAAGTATTTGCCGCATCTGCTACGTATAGCTACGTAGGAAGTGATGTAGCACTTATAGCTAGTAGGCGCATCCCTATAGATGCCGCTACTTACTCCTATGTAGGTGCTCCCGCGTTCCTTTCTGTTGGGCGGAAAGTATCTGCTGCTTCAGCTTCGTATAGTTACGCAGGTTCTAATGTAATATTTATATCTAGCAGGAACCGTCAATTTGTTGTTGACGCTGGATCGTATTCACTAGTAGGAAGTGCTGCAAATTTACAGAGATTATACTTACTTACAGCAGAAAAAGGCGGGTATTCAGTATCTGGTTCTCCTTCTACTATTTACGCCAATAGAAAATTTTATGTATCAAATACAAATTATAGTTACGTCGGTAAACCAGTATCTATTAAACCATCCAGAAACATACCGGCTGATGGAACGAACTATACGACTATTGGGTTACCAGCTAGTATTATAAGGCACGCTCAACTTCCCATTGAGACTGTTGCTTATGGTGTTGCAGGGATACCAGCTAGATTGTTCCTATCCCAGTTCTTCACTGGAGACATGGAATATATCTATGTTGCTCAAGAACTTAACACCATAACAATACCAAAGACGCCAGAGTACGACCCATACGAGGTATTTGTTGCACAAGAGCAGCATACAATGACCATCTCTGAGCCTGCCGACCGAAACGCCACCTATCGAAAGACAATGGCAGTAGCGCCGGAGTGGCAGATAATGTATGTTCCTTCAAAAGACTTCACAGCCGAAGACCCCGTTCATACGGACCTTCAGACCCAACCTAGACAGAGGGCACTCGTATGAGACTAGGAAGCTTTGTAAAGACACCCATCGAGCGTAAACGATACGCTATTGACTACTCAGAGTGGCTGGATACGGGCGAGACATTATCGACCGTTGTCTATACCATCCCAGTCGTCACGACCCCGCCTTTAGCGGTCGACGCTACTTCTATAGGTAGTGCAAACACCGTTGCCGTGTTCTTTATCAACGGCGGACTCAATGGTCGCCAATACACCGTTGAGGTTGTAGCAACCACTTCTGGCGGGCAGATCAAGGAAGACACAATCCTTTTCACCGTGCGGGACGTGTGATGGATACTCAAATGCTTATTAACCTTGCCCTTGGGTCATTGCTTGCCTTAGTCGGGTGGCTTGCCCGACAACTCTGGGAAGCAGTTGAAAGGTTAAAGTCTGACATCCACGAACTTGAAGTTGAACTTCCAAGCCGCTATGTCCGGCGCGAGGAGTTCTCAGAAGGGATCAGGGAGATCAAAGACCTTTGCAGGCAGATATTTGACAAAGTGGATAGCCTTGAGAAACGGAAGGCTGACAAATGAGCACCACGGAAGAGAAACAGGAGAAGTTCGCTATTGAGATGGCGGCAAGCGCCAGCAAGGGCGCGTTGGTCGAGAAAATCACCTTTGCCGGTATCCCCATCCTGTTCTCCTGCGTAGTCTATTTGATGAGTGCGCTTTCCTCCGCCAACAATGAGATCATTCAACTAAAGTCCAAGGTTGCGGTGGTTGTAAACGCTGACAACAAGGCCATACCGCCCCAAGGCACGACCATCGACATGGCGCAGATCCGCGAAAACCTAAGCGATCAAATCTCCAAGGTTGAGAAAGAGAGTGCCCTGGCCCGCGCTGCTATGACCTTGGACCGTGAGCGGTCGATGGCGGCGGTTGATAAGTCCCGGCTCGACATGGCGGCGGATGCTGCGCAAGCCCGAGCAGCTATCCGCTTTGATATGATGAAGCTGGTGGCGGAACTCGACAAGCGCCTCACCCTTCTGGAGAGGGGAAAGTAGATGGACCCAATCCTTCTGCTGGCCGCTGCCAAGGTTAGCTTCGAGGCCCTGAAGTCAGGCATTGCAGTGGGCAAGGAACTGCAATCCATGGCCAAGGATCTTGGCTCCTTGTTCGACAGCGTGGCTGCTATCACCCGTGTCGCTGCCGACCCCAAGGGCAGTTTGATGGCGGGCAAATCAGCCCAGCAGATTGCCATGGAGGCATATGCCGCCAAGGCCGAAGCCGACTCTATGATGGAGGAGTTGAAGAACCACTTCATCGGAGAATTTGGAATTGCTGCATGGGATCAAGTACTTGCGGCTACCACGCAGATTAAAAAAGAAATGAAGGTAGCGGCTCTTGAGGCTCAGAAGGAGCAGGAAGAGCTTATGCAGGCCGTAATGACATGGGGGTCAGTGTTCCTTGCGATTGTTATGGTTGCTGTTTGCATTGTCCTTCTCATCCTTAGTTTTGCCACTCGATAGGAGTTACGCCATGCACATGAGTCAAGGTGGGTTGGATAACCTACTCAAGAAGTTTGAGGGCTGTAAGCTGAAGGCGTACCGTTGCCCAGCTAATGTTTGCACCATCGGCTACGGCCACACCTCAGCCGCTGGCGCTCCCGAGGTTACAGATGGTCTGACCATCACACAGGCACGCGCTGAGGAGATACTGAAGGTTGATATACTAAAGTATGAGAGGGCCGTCGAGAATTTGGTTAAGGTTGAACTAACTCAGAACCAATTCGACGTTCTTGTTGATTTTGCTTACAACGCTGGTGTTGGTAGCCTGAAGTCGTCTACCCTACTTAAGAAGGTAAACGCTCGTAAGCTCGATGACGTTCCAGCAGAGCTGATGAAGTGGACCAAGGGCGGTGGAAAAGTTCTTCCCGGACTGGTGCGCAGGCGTCAAGCAGCGGTTGTGTGGTGGAATACGCATCAGGATCATCCAGATGACGATGAAGATCATAGATCGGAGCCTGATGCTCCTCCTCC